GCAGGAATTCAAACAAGGCAAGATCACACAGAAGGGGATGCAAGATGCAATACTCAACGAAGCAGGGGGCGTCACCCTCCCAGATTGGGCCAGATGATGACATCTACAACTACCTAAAGAACGTGTTAGGAGGAGCCGTTACAAGGGAAAGGTATCTAGAGTTTAGCTATCCTGACGGGATACCTGCGGAGGCTTCCGCAGAGGAGTTAATTCCAGAAGATGTGTACCGCTTTCTTGATTAATGGTTGGCGAGATTCGCCAATTATTGCGATATTTCGCTAAAAGAGTTAGAATCATCATAGGCTACCAGACCTTCTCTGGGCTATTACCTACTTTCAGGGGCAAACTATGACGCAACCAGACGCATACGATTTTGGCGACAACGACACTCAAGGGACTGAAACGATTGAACAAGAGATCGTTCATGAGGTAGAAGAAGTAGAGGAATCGGTCGAGGAGCCAGATGAGGATGAGTCAGAAGATCAGGGAACTGATTCTGAATCGTCAGCAGATAGTGATGAGAGTCACGATAAAAATATCTTCACCTCGGATCAGCAGAGAGTGTTCGATGATGCAATCGGTAAGAAGGTTTTCAAGCTCCGCGAAAAGGAGCGAGAGGCCGAGGATTTACGAAGGCGTCTAGACGAATACGAACGATCAGCGACTCCGCAGGGGCGGCCTAGAGTGCCATCGATGCCAGACCCTTTTGCCCTTTCCGATCAGGATTACAGGCATCAGAGTCAGGTTCGCGATCAAGCAATCATAGCCGCAGCCTCCTACGATGCCAAACAGCAGATGGAGCGTGTGCAACATCAAAGGCTAGAGCAGGAGGCACAGAACAAGCAGCAGGAAGCGATGGTAGAGCGAGTCCAGACCTACGCGCAGAGAGCTAAAAGACTAGGCGTGAAGGCAGACGAGCTACAGGTAGCAGGATCGATAGTGGGCAAGTTTGGGATAGATCAGCAGCTAGTAGACTTCATTCTTGAAGATGACAAAGGCCCGCTGATTACAAAGTATCTGTCACAGAATTTAGCAGAGCTAGACACCCTGCGTCAGATGCACCCGACTAGAGCCGCTGTAAGGATTGCTACTCTTATCAAAGGCAATGCTGTTGCCCTTAAACCAAAAGTAAGTAATGCCCCAGAGCCGTTAAGTAAGCCTCGCCCGTCAGGGGTGCAGCCAAAACTTAAAGGGCTTAAAGGCGCAACCTTTGAATGAATAGGTGATATAAATGGCTAATAATTTAAACAGTAACGTAACCCGCGTGGTTGCAAAGGTGTTTCTGGACGAGTTTGAATCTAATCGTGTAGTGACTAAGACCGTAAACACTCAGCTTCTAGCTGGTCGCTTTACGCCATCTTCAGGCTCTACCGCTGACTTCAAGCGTCCTCATGACTACCGTACAATCCGTACCGCTGGCGGCGACATCTCACTATCAACCAAGTCTGACATCATTGCAGGCAAGGCTACTGGTACGGTGCAAGATTACTTCACAGCAGCTACCGAATGGGGCAATGTTGAGGAGGCTCTTGAGCTTGATCAGCTAGATACAATCCTAGCACCAATGGCTCGCCGCATTATCACAGACCTTGAGGTAGACTTCGCATCTTACATGATGAAGAACGCTTCTCTGCGCTATGGTACTCACGGCACTGCTGTAGATGCTTGGTCTGATGTGGCTGGCGCTGGCTCATTGCTAGACTCGCTTGGCATTCCCAAGACTAATGGCGCGTACTACCTGATGAATCCGTTCACCACTACTGCGTTGGCTGACGCTCAGAACGGCTTGACTGCCGCTGACCAGCTAGTACGCACAGCGTGGGAAAAGGCTCAGATTTCATCTACGTTTGGCGGCATGAGCGCGTTGACAGCTAACTCGCTGGCATCGTTCACCTCAAGCACAGGCGCGGATCGCGCTGGTACTTTGACTGCTGCTCCAAACCCAACCTACGTTGCTGCTAAAGACACTATGACGCAGAGCATCGCTGTCACAGCGTTACAGGCGAACATGGTTGTCAAGGCTGGCGAGTTGATCACAATCGCTAACGTAAACCGTCTGAACTTGGATACCAAGCAGGTCATGCTTAATGCTGCTGGTGCGAAGGTTCTATGGACAGGCGTAGTTGTTGCTGACGTAACTCTTGGAGCTTCAGGTGAAGGCACTCTAGTAGTGGCTGGCCCTGCGATCTACGAGGCTACTGGTCAGTACAACACTGTAGACGCAGCACCCGCTAACGGCGCTGTAGTGACTATCGTAAGTGCTTCCGCTACAACGTACCAGCCTAACCTGTTTTACGTTAAGCAGGCGTTTGGTATCGGCACTGTGAAGCTGCCTAAGCTGTACGCTACTGACACAGTTGCGACTACCTCAGACGGTATGAGCATCCGTGTTACCAAGTACGCAGACGGTGACTCCAACAAGCAGATGTGTCGTTTCGACTTACTCCCTGCATACGCGACCTTTAACCCGTTCTTTGCGGGCCAAGGCTTCGGCGTTTAAATAGGATGGGGGCTGTAATGGCCCCCTTTCTTTTCCATCTGAGGATTCATTATGAAAGACTTCAAGAAGCCTTCGGGCGCTATCGTATCAGTAAACGCAGACTGTGAGCAGATTGCCAAAGACCTTGGCTGGACTCCAGTAGAGAAAGCGGCACCAAAGCAAGAAGCCCCCAAATTCGAGAAACCATCCAAATTTAAGTAAGCGAGTAAACTATGGCGACCGTTGCACAAGTAGCTAAGGCATCACTACAGGCGCTGCTAGTGCAGGCGTCAGAAGCACCGCTGGAGGCTGACGAGTACCAAGACTTTATCTTTGCCATGAACAACTACATGACCTCGCTGGCAGCTAATGGCGTGAACCTTGGCTACACTGCGGTCACTGACATCGGTGATGAGGTAACGGTTCCGCAGGGCGCCATTCACGGCATAATTGCAAACATGGCTATTGTCATTGCTCCCCAGTTTGGCGCAGTGGTGCCGCAGGGCGTGGCAATGTCAGCATCCGAGGGCATGAAGGCTATGAGAAAGCTAGGGCAATTCATTACTCCAACCCGAAGACCTTCCATCCTTCCCAGAGGATCAGGCAACGAGAGCTTTGGTCGCACATCTCACTTCTACCCAGACGCAGAGCAAGAGGTTCTTGCAGAGGCAACGGGCGCAATTGGCTTAGAGGTATCTACTAATGGTTGAGCGAGCATCTGGTGTAAAGCAAAGCAACTTCACGGCACAGACATCTATCGTGTCTGGGTCATACATCGGCTTCTTTGCTGGTGGCTACAACTACAAGATCAGCTACGACAATTTCTTATCTGGGCTTGGAGTAACGGGTACTATTGTTCAGGATGGGGCTGTAACTGGCGTACCTGTTCTTGACGCTCAGGGCACTGTAAACAATATCCGAAACCTTGAGGCTGGCGCTGGCATAGCCATCGCGGTAAGCGCAGAGAACGGGATCGCTATTACACACGCGTTCTTGGCCGATGCGGTGGGCACTCCTCTTCTTGTAGATGTCGGAGAAGCTAACCCTACAGTTAGAAGTCTATCTGTAGCAGGTGGCCTGTCCTTGGCGGTGACGGACAACAATGTTCAACTAAGCAGCAATAGTCTATTTAATCGCGTTATAGTAACGCAGGCATCAGATTTAGCGGGAACTCTACTAAGTACGGCTGAATACTTTATTGACGGCATCATCGACATGGGTTTTCAGTCCATAGAGGTTCCTCAAGGTGGGTTAACTTTAAGAGGTTACAACTTCGATATATCAAGGCTAACCTCTAGCGCCAATACTTATACAATGTTTACAAGCCCTGCTGGTGGTAGCGGCAATGTGCTAGGCGCTGACTATGCCATTGAAGTCACCGGCACCAGCTCACAGGTTTATAACCTAACATCGGACACAGGCGCACAGGCTTTTGAATTTACGCGAGTTAACTATAATAACTGCACAAGTCTTGGCACTATTACAAACTACAGACAAGGGCTAGAGTCTGGCACTGGAAGATTTGGCGGCACTCCTAGCTTGACGTTAGCGGGTGCGTGGGCAGGTGGGTATTTCATTGATACATCAATCGTCCGGTCTTTATCTGCGGGCATGACAGGCGCTCTTTTTATCGCGGGCGCTGGGTTTAGTATGTCGTCTCGATTCAGGTCTAATCAGAATGTCGATTTGCCTGCTAGTGCTGCGCTCCTTGATTTCTCCGCATCCAATTTCGTGAATCCGTCAACCTTGCAGCTAGAAGGCTGTATCGTCTCGCGTAATGGGGTTATTGATGCATCTGACGCAAACCTTACACCGAACATTGCTGCCGCTGCGTTGGCTTCCTCATGGTCTAACAACCAAGGGCTAGATAATACCTTCCCCGGCGGCACGTTAAACATCACAACCGAGGTCAGTACGGTAATAGCAACTCAAAATACATTTGTTGATCTGCTTGGAACTTACACGGCGATTGATTTACAGCACTTTGATGAACCAGCTAGCGGACAATTAAGGCACCTCGGCAATTCGCCTAGAGAGTTTAGAATTGTAGGGGATTTAGTTATAGCCGGAACAGGTAACGATGTTGTTGTTATCAAAGTAGTGAAGTGGGATAATTCGGCAAGCGTCTTTGTTGATATTGCACAGCAAGCAAGACAAATAAACACACTTGTCGGCGGTAGGGACGTAACCTTTTTTAACATTTCGGTGGGCTTTACGCTAGATCAAAATGATTACATTAAGTTGCAGATCACAAACGCCACGGCAGCAAGAAATGCAGCAGCAGAGATAGATAGTTTCTGCACGATATTGGAGCGCTAATGCCTGTGCTACCGATAACCAATGGCTTCTACGCCAGCAGGTCACTCCCACTTTCCGCGCAGGAGTGCCTGAACTGGTATGTGAACATCTCTGAGGCTCCCACAATGAGTCCTGAGAACCTATTTGGCACCCCCGGTATTGTGGAGCTTGTATCCTCTGGCGAGATAGAGAATATCAACCGTGGCACCCATGAGATGGCCGAGGTCGCCTATGCGGTGAATGGCACAACCCTCTACAAGATAGTAGAGACGATCACTGGTGGAGTGGCAACCTATACGCTAGAGGCTCTTGGAACTGTAAGCGGAACGGCTAGAGTCTCGCTTGCAGACAACGGCACACAGCTTATGATTCTAGTGCCGGGTGGCAACGGGTACATCTACAACCATGTTACTGATGCCTTTGTCCAGATCACTGATTCAGACTTTGATGCTAACGGCAACCCACAATTCGTGGAGTTTGTCGATAGCTACTTTGTCTGCACCACTGACACCAAAAAGTTTATCTGTTCAGCACCTAATGATGGCACCTCATGGAATGCTCTGGACTACGGAACAGCGGAGTCTGACCCAGACCCAACTGTGGCTCCCATCGTTTTTAAGAATCAGTTATTCGTTGCTGGCTCTCAGACCATTGAGGCTTTCCAGAATGTTGGCGGTACAGACTTCCCTTTTCAGAGGACAGGGCTATTCTTGCAGAAGGGAGTGTTCTCTCCCTATTCACTTATCAATGCCCAGAATACGTTCGTGTGGGTCGGTGGTGGTGAGAATGAATCTCCCTCGATCTGGGCGTTCTCAGGCAACGATACAGTCAAGATCAGCACGATACCAATCGACAACCTTCTGCAAGGTCTTACCAAGAGTGATCTGTCAAGCATCTACGCATGGTCATACTCGCAAAGCGGTGCTAACTTTGTAGGCTTCACCCTGCCCGCTACCACTCTAGTGTTCGATATGACCGCAAAAAGATGGCATGAGCGCAAGTCTCTTGTGGAGGGCAACCTAACAGCCTACCGAGTCACATCTATCTGTAAGGCTTACAATCAGGTGATTTGTGGCGATGCTGTGGATGGCAGGATCGGGCGGCTAGACCTCACTGAATACACTGAGTACGGCGAGACGATTACAAGACGCGCTGCCACACAACCATTCCTTAATGGGATGCTGTCTCTATACGTGGCCTCCTTGGAGCTTACCGTTGAGTCAGGCGTTGGCAATACTGCCGTGGCAAACCCGGTAATTGTTATGGACAGGAGCGTAGACGGTAAAACGTGGTCAGATGGAAGAGCTAGGGCGATTGGACAGATCGGTGACTATGACCGTAGGGTTATATGGCGCAGATGCGGCAGGGCTTCTCGCTTTGAGATATTCCGCTTCACCCTTACTGATGCCGTTAAGCCTGTCATCATCCAGCTAGACGCGAACATAATTGGTGGTACTAAGTGAGCCATTCTCCACTACTTAGCGGATCAAACCCTATTGTGGAGCCTAACGGCACTATGTCGCAGGCTTTCCGCACATGGACTATATCTGCATCACTAAGCATCCCAATCGTTGGCACAGGCTCCCCAGAGGGCGCCCTAGAGGCTCGGCAGTTTCAGCTATACATAGACAGTGCTGGCACTGCTGGCGCAATTGAGTATCGAAAGATGCTTTCTGACATTGCTGGAGACAGGACTCAGGGATGGATATTAGTATGAAAAGAGTTTTTGATGCTACTTATGCAAACTCTGTGATGCGTCATCCGTCTGTGATGTGTGGGGCGATGGTCACAGAAGATGCTGACCTTTCAGAGTTTGTGTCTAATCTGAATAATGTTGTACTTGTCTATGACGGTGGTGCATTCGCTGTTGAGAACAAAGGAAGCGGAGTCTATGATGTTCACACTCTAGCCCTGCCTGAAGGACGGGGTAAGAAACTTCGTGAGAACATCTCAAAAGCTCTGCGGTATATGTTTGTAGAGACAGATTGTGAGCGACTAATTACAAAGGCTTTCAAGGATAACTCATCATCCGTTGCCCTTTCTGACGCATTCTTTAATCGCAGAGGAGAGTCTAAAGAGTTTATTTATTACGAGATGCCGTACTCTAAATGGGTGGAATCTTCAGCAGAAGCAAAATGTACTGGAGAGTCATTTCATGGTAGTATTGAGGCCAACCATGATGATGATATTACGCACGATCACCATGCTGGGGGAGCAATCTTGATACTGCAAACTGGCAACTATGAGAAGGCTACAAGGCTTTATAATGAGTGGGCAGTCATGAGTGGCTATGAGCCAATCGCCCTACTAAGGATAAACCCTTTAATTGCCTCGATGGGTAAAGACTTGTTTATATATCACAATCAGACATTGGAGCAGATATTATGCCAGTAGGAGCATCGGTAGCATCAGCAGGGTTAAACTTTGCTGGCGGCGCAATGGATCGTAGGGCAGCTAAAGGGCAGGCGAGCAAGGCGAACCGCAGGAATTCTCTCCAGATTGGTAGAGCCATGGAGATGTCCCAAGAGGGTTATCAGAATGCCCAAAACGGCATCACTGAGGGCTACGGTCGTGCGGGCGACATTCAGCAAGAGAACCTTAATCGAAATCTTGGCCTCTTGGGTGAGTCCTATATGCCCCAAGCGCAGCAGTATCAATCTGCAAACATGGCGGCGCAGCAAGCATACATCGACTCTCTTCCTCAAATGCGATCAGCAATTCTAGGCGGTAAAATGCCGCAAACAATGAGCGCCTACTCTGTTCCGATTGACGAGTCTGGGCTTCAGGGCATTATAAATCCACGGGCGCAGCAGTTTCCTACTACTCAGAAATTCGCAGACATTAGAGGGCCAAAGTAATGGCATACTCCGCTCAAGAGGTCTCTGCGTTCATCGCGGCTAATCCGCAGCTCAGTGCTGAAGAGTTGCGAAGGCTTGCTCAAGAGAATGGTGTGTCCCCTGCCATTTTGTCACAGGCAAGCGGTGGTGCTATTTCGGATCAGGCCGCTCCGCAACCAAACTACACTAAAGGCCAGATAACTGACGAGCAGGTCAGAACATTACTACAAAACGACCCGGGAGCAAGCGACAGAAAAATTGCTAGAATTATTGACGATTACGAAATCGATCCGATGGTTTTAGCGCGAGCATCTGGGACAGAGTACGGCGTAATTGTTGACCGTTTAGCAGCGGCGCGGGCAGAGAATGCTTCAACAGGACTTACTGGCTTTGAAGACTCAATCAACGCTGGTCTTACAAGTGCAACGAATACTGTTCGCGGTGCCGAGTCTGGAGCTAGGGGTGATATAAATTCTGGCTTGGATAGGATCAACAAGCTCTACGGTGTAAACATTGACGATCTGCGTCAAGCAGGAACAGCGGCGCAAGATACGATAGGCGAAGGATTTGGACGCGCAGAGGACTATTTTACGCCATTTCGAGAAGGCGGCACTCAAGCATTTAATCAGCAGCTTGCTCTGTCAGGGGCTATGGGCAAGGATGCGTTTGACGCAGCAAACAACGAGTCTCCGTACACTGCCTTCCTGCGAGAGCAGGGTATGCGGTCAAACCTTGCAGGCGCTGCTGCAACTGGCGGGCTTGGCGGTGGTAACGTCCAGAAAGAGCTGCAACGCTTCGGTCAGGGACTCGCCTCACAGGGGCTACAGCAACAGTTTAACAACCTTGGCGCATTGTCAAGCGTTGGCTTTAACGGCGCTCAAGGAGCTGCTGGCGTTGCCACAGGTGGTGCTGCTGCACAGGCAGAGATAGGAATTAACACGGCCAACAATATAGCTTCTCAGCGTGGCGCACAGGCTGGCTTTGCGGGTCAGGCTGCTGCTGGATTGGCTAACATCGGAATGCAGGCAGGGAACAACATCGCTGGAATGCAGTTTGGAACGGGTCAAGACATCGCATCACAGCGGGCGCGGGCTGGCGAGCTTCTTGCACAGCAGTATCAAAACGTGACAAGTAACCAAGCAGGCCTTATATCAGGACAGGGCGATTACCTGTCCGGCTTGACGGGTAACGCTTACACTAATGTGATAAACACAAACAACGCAGCGGCTAACAACGCAGCAGCCAACCAGATCGGTTTGGCTAACAATGTTAGTGGTTTGCAAACTGGCTTCGTTGATAATGCTGGTAGTATGATCACTAATCAGCCAATACAACAGGCGAATTTGCCTAGCTATCAGAATCAGATCGCGGGCGTTGTTGGTGCGGCGGGCGATGGATACCAGTTGGGGCAGATGTACAACGGTCAGCAGTCTCCAGCGCCAGTGGGTTCATCTGTCCCATCTTATACTTCTCCCAACTTTGTAGGAAGCGGTCAATATGTATCGCCACCTAGATCGACTACTGGTCAATTACAGGTGGCTCCTACGATGAATACTTCTTCGCAGTTAGGCGGAAATTACTACGGGAATATGTACGGATGAGCGAACAACTAAATGCAGGTCAGTTACTCTCTGGAATCGGCGCTGCCATCGGTGGTCGTGGGCAGCAGTATATCCAAAACATAAAGCAGGAACAGCGAACGGAAGAAGATCGCTCGATGGCTATGTCTGACCGAAAGCGTCAGGAGATGGAGTACCGTCAGAAGGCGATGTATGAAGATGGGTATAATCTTTTCACCATGATGGGCGACATCGAGAATACAGCAGACGATAACCTTGTGGGAATGATGAGTCTTCTTGATGATCGCATGGAAATGCTAAGTGCGCTCCCTGACGCCGATCCTAAAGATACTTTAGCGGTTAGGGATTTGGTGCAGCGTTCTATGGACGGCGATCCTACTGCGTACCAGCCTCTGGTTCAGATGCTGACAGGCGCTGCTAGTACATACCAAAATATGTATATGCGCGACAATCGTGTCGATGATCCATCGTCAGTGCGTGAGTATAAGTTTGTCAATGGGCTTTCTCCTGAAGATCAGCAGAGATTTTTGGCAATACAAAGGTCGCAGACCTACCAAAATCTAGGTGACAGAATCATTAGCCCTAATCAGCTAAACCCATCTGGAGAGCCTACTGCTTCATACGAAGTTAATCTTGCTCCCGGCGAGCGACCAGAGACTAGAGGAGCACAGGCAGCAGCAACTGCTAATGCTGAGATCGCTGCTATTCCAGAGCGGTCTAGTGCCGAGGGTGCTGCCGCAAGAGTTCAGGATGTTATTAGTCTCGGTCTTGCTGGCGCACAGGGCATTCCAGTGCTTAGGCGTTCGCTTGATCTTATCGATAGCGTGAAAACTGGCGGCATAGATGCATTCAGATTCCGAGCCAAACAAATGTTTGGTGTAGAGCATCCAGACGAAGGCGAACTGTCTGCATTGCTTGGCAGGGCTGTTCTATCGCAACTCAGGGAAACATTCGGCGCGGCATTCACTGAGAAGGAAGGCGCTCGTCTTGAGAACATCTCGGCAAGAATGGGATCAAACCAAGAGACAAACAGACGCTTACTGCAAAGCACCCTAGCCATTGTTGAGCGAGCATCTAATCGCGCCATAGATGCGGCAGAGAAAGCTGGAGACTTCGATACTGCCGATGAGATAAGATCACTTCTAGAATTTGATATGATGACTGATGACCCGTTAGATAATGGTGGTGGCCTGCCTGCTGACGCAGAAGCTAATGGGGTAACTCAGTCAGAGTGGGATCAAATGACCGAAGCAGATAGGGAGATATTTAGATAATGGCACTCACTCCAGAGCAACAAGCTGTCTTAGATAAATATAGAGCTGCTGACAAAGAGTATCGCGATCCTCAACGAATGAGGATGATGGCTCAAGGCGCATCCCTTAACTTTGCAGATGAGGCAGAGGCCGCAGCCGTTTCTGCGGCT